TGTAAGTATCTTTGATCTCAGGAAGATCAGCATGCTCAAGAACTGGCTGCCATTTTTCATTCAATTGTTCTGTTTGGAACATTGTGTTTCTCCTTATGGATTATTATTTTTTGAAATTGCCGCCGAATAAGCAGCCATATTATTACTCAAGTCGGGTGCAACAGTTGAAGGAATAGATTCTTCAATATTAGACACCTTTTCATCTTTAGGGAAATATTTTTCCTTAATAATGATGAGTTTCTTTTCATATAGTTCACTTGATTCAAAATCTACGTTTTCAGCAAGTTCTTTAAATTTTTCTGTTTCTGTGACCGCAAGGTCGTCAGACAAACTTAAAAGAATTCGATCTTTCTTTGCTTCGTTAACCTGAGCGAAAAGAGCAACTTTTTCTTTTTCTACATCATTTAACTGAGTAGTTAGTTCTTCTATTTCGTCAAATTGACTTTCAACAATAGAAAGTTTTTCTTCTGGGATGTCGATAAAATTCTCAACGAATAAATCGCGCATACCATTTAGGAATTGTTCAGATATTTCAGAACGAATGCCGTGTTCTAATGCAATAGCATTATCCTTCGCCCATTCTTCAACAACATAATTTAAGTATTGATCAACTTTGTCTGATAAAGTTTCTTCAATTTCTTGAGTAGCTTCATCTAACTTAGTCTGAAATTTTTCTTCTAATAAAGTTTTTTCTGATGCTAATTTAGCACCAATTGCAGCTTCAAAGATTGTGGTAGCTTTAAGTTTGAAATCTTCAGAAAAATCTTCACCTTCGAGAAGAGCATCTACATCAGCAGACATATCAATTTTATCTTCTTTTACAGGTTTCTTTTTTTCTTCAACTTCAGAATCATCGTCATCTTCATCATCATCTTCGTCTTCATCATCGTCAGCTTTGATTTCGATTTCTTCTTCTTTTACTTTTTTCTTTTCGGATAATTCCTCATCCTCAGAAACAAGTTCTTCCACAATTTCCTCTGCTGCCTCGATGACTTCTTCTTCAGTTATTTCTAACTCAAGGTCATCAATTTTAGCTTGATCCATTGTTTTCTCCTAATGTAAACATATAATATGTATAATTATTTATAAAAAATTTAATTATAATTTATTTATAAAATTACTAAACACCTCTAGTTTCTTTTCTTCAAGATACTTAGATGGTGTTTTCCTAATAGAATTCCGAATACTTTGATATCCAAGGACATCATCGTAGACCCATTCTGCGTTTTCCATTATTCCCTCAACAAACGCAGAAGGTGCCGATGGATCGGCTACAATATCAATTGTACTTAATTTGAAGTCAGACCCAACTACAGATGCACCACCTTTCTTGGTTAGTGATCCCAATCCACGGGAAGATACACCTAGTTTAACTCCACCTTCAAGCAGTCCACGAACGATATTACCCATTGGGGTATCTAGGATTTTTGCTTTCCCTATGTAATCGTTACCTGACTCCCGAAGAGATGTAATTAAATGTGAAGCTCTCTCTGGATTAAGTGTTGGATTTGGTGGATGATTTAATTCACCAATACTTCTTTTATTCTTAATTTCTTCATTAATGAAACGATGAACTTCCCGAGACATTATCTCTTTCGGATATATTCGACCATTTCTATTTTTCACAGAGGACTGAAGGAACACTCCCTCAATATGAAGGGTTTTACCCTTACCCTCTGTTATTATATTTAAATCATGATCTAGAAGTTCTGTTATGAGTTTCATTTTTGTTCCTGATTTTTATATAAATTAGAACCAATATCTTTTTTCATTTGCTCTAATTTATCTATAACTTTATCTGACATAATGTCTTTAAACGTTGTTTTCGCTGCAACTAAATTATCTGTTTTAATTTTATCAAGTAATTCCACTTTTTAATTCCCATTGGTTAATAATTATCTTCTTCTTCTTCTGGTTCCTGATATATAGGATCCTTCTCTTCTTCTTTTACCTTATCGTTTATATCTTTTATTTCTTCATCCGTTTGCTTAAGAATCGTCTTCCTTACATAATCGTTTGAATAGTATTTCCCGATATAAGGCTCAATAAGTTCGAGGGTTGCTATACGCTCTTTTAGAATCTCTGAGTCTTTTAATTCCGCGTAATAGTTATCTTCTTGAAAGTTGTACGTGATATTTTCTTTTAATTTATCCCATTCGACTTCAGTAATAACACCCTTCAGTATTAATTGTGTGCGAAGAAGATCATCAAAAACACCAGTAAATTTATTTCTAAGTTTTGATATGAACTTAGAGAATTTAACTTCATCTCTTGTGACTTCAGACCCAGATCCAAATGTATATGTAGATTCGGAATCAAGTCGTGAAACTGGAACATTTAGAGATTTAAATAATTTCTTCTGAAAGTAAATTAAATCATCAATATCAGCAAGATTAGATCCTCCGGGAAGTGTAGTTATTTCTGTACCCTTACCACCCTCTCTTCTTGGAAGCCAAAAGTCTTCCATCATATTCATTTCATCTGAGGAATTAGTAAGCGTTCCCGTCTTAGCATCATATACCATTTTATTACGGTAACGATCCATAATGTCTTTGAGATGTTGTTCTGCCTTAGTTTTAGGCATATTACCAACATCAATATAAAATATTCTTCTCTCTGGAGCACGTGCAAGTCTGTATATGACCTGTGCATTCTCCGTCATTTTGAGTTGATTTGCTGGTCTAATAGCTTTATGAAGATGAGATAGAACCATTGCATTATTTCTATCAATCACCCCAGAGGTTTCATAGCATATAGAATCAGGAGATATATTTATTTCATTTTGACCATTATTATAAACGTAATATTCTATGATATCCTTTATAACTTCGACTCGAGTTTGGGGGTCAAGTTCCTTAACTATTTCCCTAACCTTTTTTATTTCGGTTGGGTTAATAGGGCGAAGTTCAACAAGTCCTTTCTTAGAAGATGATACATCTATTAGTTTATGGTAATAAATTCTACCATCAATATACCAATTTCTAAAAATTTCATGACCTTGAGCGCTAAAATTGAGAAGTTTTAATATTACTTCAAACTCTTCGTTGACAAGTTCTGAAATTTTCTCTGAATAATCTGAATCTGTTATGCTTATAGATACTGCTTGACCGGTAGTACCATTTGCAATAATAGCTTCATTTATAATATCTTCAATCGCTTGATCAACTTCTGGTACAACAGCTATATTTCTATACTGACTGATTAATTCGTTTTCACTTGCTGCTGTATCTGATTTCGAGTTAACTGCCGCAGCAAAAAACCCAGACACCCCTACATCTAGAGCCCCATCATCATTGAGTGGTGCTACAAAACTTTCTTTTTTCTTTTTCTTGGATTTTTTAAACGAAAACCCGAAAAAACCGTTTTTCTCTGCCATATAATTATTTATAATATATTAATTTAAGGTTTAACCCAATAATCACCGGCTTCATAGTATCCAGCGGGTTCTTCTGTAGTCATAATAGGTGCGATAATATCATCTACTTCAGTATACTTTTCTTGATAAAGATCCTCTATATTTATAGTGCTTAAATATTCAAAATTTTCTATTGTGGTATACCATGCAAGCATAACAAGAGTCATAACGATATCATCTGTTCCACCCTTTTCTGCTTCATATGAAGATCCTTTTGCAATGAAATTAGAAAGTTCGAATACAGTGTTTTCATCTGGTATAATAAGTTTATTATTCGAAATTAAATCTGATAATATAGAACACCCAATACGTTTAGTTGATTTTGTGGTTCTAACTCCGAGAGCGTATCTTTCGTTGGTGGTTTTTTCAGATATTAAATTGTCATATTCATACTCATAATTTAAGTCAGAAACTACTGTATGTCCAATATCATTTGATTCCACTAGAATATGTGCATTGTTATACTGTATTCCAAGATTATGAATAATCCTCGTATATATCTTAGAGGAGGTTCTATTATCACGAAACACCGCAACCTGTTTAATAGGATATTGCGTAATATCAAATACCGTGGAAACAGAATAATCGAGACCTTTACCGTGAGAAGTATCTACTGTTATTATATACTTATTCCCAGTAATAGGTTTGTCAAAGTATCTGATAGAATCAACTATTTCAATGGGTTCTGAGGTAATAATGTTTCGAAGTACCCAAGACGATATTAATGTATTCGATGAACCAAGAGCAACATTCTCATGCTCCTGCATAAAATCTTCAAGAGAAGTGTTGGCTATGGTTTGATCCCTCCATGCCTCATCTCTGCCCGGAACATCATCCCATTTTACCTCAAATGGCACGAATTCATTTTCACCACGCTCTGCTTTAACCCGAATGGCATTGAAGTGATTTAGCTTATTAACAGTGGATACTAATATAACCTTAGATTCTTTACCGGAGGCGATTGTAGGATAAGTAGATTTATAAAATTCATCCCATCTCTCTACAAATGCTGCTTCGTCGATTATTAAGCATGCAACACTCTGACCCCGAATAGAGGAAGACGATGTGGCACGTGCCATGATTCGACATCCATTCTCAAATTCGACGGTTCTTTTATTCCACTCAACGACATTAGGTTTTAACCAATTTGGAATAAGTTCAAATGCAAGTTGAATTCTTGCAAGAATCTCCTGTGAAGTATCCCCCTTATTTGCAAGAATGGCAACAGTTTTATCTTTGTTGAATAGTATATAATGAAGAACGAATACGGTTGTTGTTGTTGTCTTACCCGATTGCCTAGATTGTGTGACTATATTAAATCGTTCTTTCTCAAACTGTTTTAATAAGGTCTTTTGATAATCGTAGAGAGGGATTTTAATTTTACCACGATCAACGTGGACTATAGTGAAATAATTTTCTGCAAAATAGTGTATATCCTCAGAGCATTTCTGAAACTCGAGGATTTGTTCTTTGGTATAGGAATGTGTACTTAACCTCTTTGTGAGAAAGGGGTTATTGAGATATGGATCACTCACTTTTTAATCAAATCAAGAAGATCGGTAGCCGACCCCACAAAAAGATTATTGTTGGTTACCTTTTCTGTCTTAGAGGGATTGAGCTTCATTTGTTTTTCGTGAAGAGTTGTGAGTTGAGAGGTAGTATCTCCAAGGGTCTTAATCATTTGACCTACAACCTCATACGCTCGGGGATGCTCGGACTGCTTAGCAATCTCTATTAAATCCTCGAGAGCAACATTACCATTCTCAACTAAATTATATAGATTGTCACGTGCGTAATCATAATCATTCTTAATGTCAACTTCCATAGAGTCAGACTTAACAACCTTTTGCTTTTCATAGGTCGCTAAGACTGTGGGTTCTATGTTAAAAGTTTCGTCGAGTTTCATTATGCATCTTCCCAAGAACCCCACGAATCTGTGAAACCGAAATCATCGTTTTCGGTAGCTGTAATGGGGTCTGGTTGCGCTGTATATGTTTGTTTTCTATTTGGGGAATTAACAGGTACATCAGCATACATTGAAGTATCAACTTTCTTAATAATACCAGAAGATGTAACTGGTCCATATAATTGAATGGCTGCAGAAAAGGATAGAGTATATACTATAGCTCTTCGTGTAGTATAATCTCCCTCATACGAATCTTCATATGAAATTCCTTCAAGCGTGATAGGCACATCTTGAATATTTTTCAGTTCTGATGAATCCTTTATCGTCATGGTATAAGAGGGGGAAAACGTTGGTAGTATTTGCTCTACTATTTGTATACCATCATCTGAATTCTTAACCATTACAAATAATTCAAAATTTACAGTATATGGAACTGGAGAGAATTGCTTGCTCACCGACTTCTCATCCCCTGATTTGGGAATTTTAACGGTATTGATTTTATTTAATTTTCTTGCTGGATCATATGAGAATGAACCAAGTTCGAATCCTATTCGTGGAAGTGAAATCGCAACTGACTTAGAAAGATTTGGATCTTCCTTGAGTCGTGTTAGGAATTTTTCCTTGGGTCCATAGGATAATGGTATTTTCATTTTTTGCTTAATGACCCCACTCTTATCCTTTCGAATAAGGTAAATCTCATTGAACATTGAACCGAAACCAATAACAGTTCTTTTTAGTATTTCGTGGTAATAAGGGTCTGCACCTAGCATTATATTTCTCCAAACGGATTAGAATCCGTAAAATCTATTATTTTATCACTCTCAAACTGTAACCAATCGTTAACAGAGCTCTTATCTATCGTTTCTATTGAATATGATTCTTGTAGTATTCTATCACCATTCTCGAGGAGTAGATCTCCACTTCCGTCTTCAAGCACCACATCATAAAAATCTATAGAATTTGTTGAATGAATATCTTCAATTACATCTATTTCTGCAATGCCAGTATCAAGAGCTTCATTCGAATATTCAAAGAGTTTACAGGTTAATGTAAATACTGGAATGTTATGAAGTCTTTCAAATTCTTCTTCCTCTACAAAGGTAATTTCAAATAATTTCTTTCTGTGTTGAGAAGGAAAGTATATTAAATCGCCTTCATTTGGACGAGTGCTTGATATAAGGTTTTGATCAAGTGATATCAGGTGTTCAAATCTTAATTTAGCGACTTGAAATTTAGCTTCATCTCGAAGTTCTAATCCAAATTTTGAGAGAGCGTCTGCTTCCCCAGCACCTATAGATTCATTTTCATAGTACATCTCAATAACATAAGCATCATTGAATTCGGATAAAATATCTTCGCCAAATAATTTATCTTCTCGAACTAATTTTCGTGGAAGATAATATACATCAGTACCAAACGCCTTAATCTGCTCTATGATTATTTCTTCATAGAGTCTTGATTCTGGTCTGTAGTGCTGGTTAAAAAAAGGTGAAGTTGTCATACCTAACCTATCATAAAATCAAGAGGAGCTTGATATGTAGATATAATTTTTTCTTCAAGTTTCTCTATTTCTTCTTGGGCTTGTGTGTATATTGTATCGGCATCAATTTCAACCCCACCGATCATAGCAATACCTTTAAATTTCTGGAGATTCTGACCCCATTGCCTTTTAATTAGGGATGCTGCATACTTCTTGAGGAATATATCGTTATATAATTTAATTGAGATAGATGGGTCTGTTTTTCTGTAGCATTCGATTACAAGAGAATCCCCGACATTAAACACCTCGGACCAATCTATATCAAAGTATAACTTACTTGATAAATGATTAAATCTCAATGATGTCTTAGAATTAAACATAGAATCAAGCATATCTAATTTATTTTTAAACATTTCTAGGGAAACGAGAGATTCACTTGAATTTAAACTAATTAATCCTGTTCCGATCATTGCGGCTTGATTGTACCAATTAGATCCAAATGCCGTGGATGGGTGATATGTATTGACAATTGATATCACCGAATCTGGTATTGGAATCCAATTTTTCTTTTCGGTCCAGTTTGCAGAAACGGAATCTTGAGTTGTCGCAAGAGTAGCTGTAGTCTCAACTCGATCTAAATCTGCCTGAGTTATTTCGTGAGAGAGATAAACCCTTTCAATACCATCGTAATGAAATTGCCCGAAATATTGCAGTGCTTCATCAATGCGATCATTTATTTGATCAATATCGACGTTTATATCTACCACAGGTTTACCTAATTGTCGCAGACAATATTCGATTAAATCTGTTTTAGTTGTTATACTCATTCTATTTCCGTCTCTTTGATTATATTTGGAGTACTGTCTCTTAATTCGAAAGGAGCTAACGGAGGTTGTATATTATAACCTTCTGTCAATTTTTCCCAGTCTAATGTGTTTTCATTCCATTGATATTGTAAGTCATCATTTGGGTATTTTTTAGGAGGATACCAACTATAACTGGTTGTATCAAGTTCCCAAGATAAAAAAGGTTGTGGTGGTATAAAGGCATCACCCTCTTCGTTATATATGTAACCAAGTCCTGCATAATTTTTTCGAAATGGAACACCGCCTAATTTATGTGTATTATGAATAGTATTATATGAAGTTTTTTTCCAATCATGACCACCAAAATTATTAATTAACCACTCAACAATTTTTTCACCTTTAGTTTCCTCCATATTATCATCAATGACATTAACTTCAATTACTATATTATTCCTATCTAGTTTTGCATAATGCGCCATTTTATTGATACCTATATCTTATTATCACAATTCCACCACCACCAGATCCTGACCAATAACCCTCTGAGTTAGCAGAACCACCACCACCAGAACCAGTATTAACAGATGCAGCATTTCCGTGAGTACCAGATCCACCTGATCCACCACCACCAGCACCACCTGATCCACCTGATCCACCATAACCCCCGCCGCCGCCACCACCAGCTAATGTAACTGACGATCCTGTTATTGTACTTGATTCACCGGCACCGCCAGCACCACCAGCACCACCAGAATTAGGAGCACCTACAGCAGAGGCTCCACCGCCACCTCCAGCACCAGCACCGCCATTAGCACCGCCACCAGATCCACCATCATATCCTTCAACTGGGGTCCATCCACCTTTATTACCAGCACCTCCTGTCCCTGGACTTGATAAATGACCACCACCACCACCAGATCCACCAGTTCTACCAGCTGAATTTGATGGATCGAATGATCCACCACCACCACCACCAGATGAATTAATTCCGGAAAATAAAGAAAACGTACCATCTTGTCCCGCTACACCATAACTAGTTGAAGGAGCTCCCGCACCAATTACTATATTGTAAGTTCCAATAGAAACTAATTTTGATTGATCTCTTCTCCAACCACCAGCACCGCCACCGCCGCCGCGATTACCGCCACCGCCAGCACCACCACCAATAACTATAGTATCAACAGTCTGATAAGCACCTACAGAACCTATGGTATTGACAATAAATTGCCCGTTCGATGTAAATGTGTGTATTCTATAATCCCCACTAGTAGTAACTGTACCTCCAGTTGCATCCACATAGGTTCCTCCTGCCGTAGTAGTCGGTTCGATCCATTCTAATTTGACCATACCTTGGTTCCCACCCCAACCCTGATAGCAATTATTATGCTGATCTGCTCCATCTCCAAATCCGGCTTGATTTGAACCGTAACTATTAGAAGGCTCTTGCATAGTTAAATTAGAATGAGAGTCGGTTCCTGTTGGTATGTCAAGTTTATTTAATTGACCACCATAATTACCATAAGAACAGCCCGGATAATTGCCACCGCTAGGGCCTGACCCTGATACACCAGATGGAGAACCACCCGAACCACCAGAGGATCCCCAATTAGCGGATCCACCACTACCGCCAGATGCTGTTACTAATGCTGTAGATCCTCTATATATACCTGAAGTTTCACCAACACCACCATCACCATTATCAACAGTTTTATTTGTATACCAATTATCATATGATGTGGAATTCCAAGTAGTAAAATAATTACGGACGCCATTAAAATAGGAGTTACCTCCAAACCCACCTCTACCTACTTTAATAGTCAGTGTTTCGAATGGTGTAACGGAAAAATCAACATTCTCTCGAATACCACCTGATCCACCACCTTTACCACCTAAAATATCACCGTTATTCCAATTGGCTCCTGATCCACCACCGGCGCCTATAACCATTACAGCCTTTACATTATATATTCCTGCGGGTACTTGAAATGAATATGTACCAGGTGTTCTCCATTGATCAAAGCCACTAACTTCAGGGAAAAACTGTTTATAAGTACCACCATCTTTAATTTTTCCTGTGTATAGGGTGGTCCATATACCGTTTATTTTTTGATAAAGTCTACCTACCTGCTTCCAAGCTCCACTATCTTTTACATATAATTTTTGCGACATTATCTATAGCCTATATCTGATACCAGATATCCCCATTAATACCAGTGCTGGCATCCGGAGCACTCGTTGATACATATTTAGCACCCCCGGCGTTTGTACCAAGTCCTGGTCCACCGGCTAGTGAGTCGATTTCAGCCTCGGTGTAATATCTACCATCATGTGTATGTGAATCATCCGCAACAGAAACCTCTAATGTAGCATTACCTAGATTGGTAAATGTAGCATTTCCCGTGGCATCCCCGCTTAAAGTTAATTCTGGTGCAATGGAAAAATTCAATTTAGCAGCAGTAACTGAATTATCCACGATCTTCGATGTTGTAACTGTATTATCTAGGGGAATGATTTCTGCGACACCAACACTATAGGTTAAATGAATAACTCTGATGTTCTGAATATTATTGTTATCGATGGCCGGTGCATTAACAAATCTTAGGGTTGTTCCATTAACAATGGTATATTCCGCTATCGCCTTTTGATGTACCCCATCTACGAATACCAATATGGAAGAGGCTGATCCGGGTGCATACGATAAAGGAAAATCCGTTCCCCCATCTCCCCCTAACGCATCTTCTGTCAGCATTTTAAGTTCATCGGCAAGATGATTTTTTCTTATAGATCCATCTGACGGAACGAAAGGTACACCAGCACTTACAATTGCAAATACTTCTATCTCATCCGTTCCAACAAAATCTGGAGAGCTGAAGCTTATATCACCAGACTCTGTTATGACATAAGAATCAATAGGGTTGCCGCCTCCA